AAGAACCCGGCCGAGTGCACGGTGGCCCAGTTCGTCGAGCACAGCAAGATGATCCTATGAGGCTGACCGGCAGCCTCGGGCCGCACATCGCCCGGCTGAGCTGGACCTGGTGGCGGTCCAAGCCCAGGAAGCGCTACCACGCCTCCTACGGCGGGTGGACCTGCCGCCACGCCCACCCGACGCCGGACGAGGCCATCCTGTGCCGGAACCAGAGACTGCGGAGATTGGGGATTCTGAGATGATCACGATGGACCGCGCGCTGGCCTCTAGCCGGTATAGCGACGCTGTGATCGAGAAGGCCCGGCGCCTGTTCGTCATCGGCAAGGTCCGCCAGGACCCGGAGTACCCGAACATCTTCTGGGTCGGGTCGGGGTCGGGCGGGGCGCGCGAGTACCGGGTGGAGCTCTACGAGCACTTCGCCTCGTGCTCGTGCGCCCACGGCATCCACACCGGCGCGGATGCGACGTGCGCGCACCCGCTGGCGGCGATGGCTTACGCCAAGGCGAACGGGCTGGAGATCACCGAGAGGGGGCCGGACGCCGACGAGCCGTCCGGCCTGCCCGAGGGCCACGTGATCTACCGGACCGATCCGGGCCGGTGGGACGACGAGCTGCCCGAGATGCCGTTCTGATGGACGACGTGCCGGCTGTGAGCTCTGATCCGGGCTCCATGTACCTGCGCGGGCTCCAGGCCGAACTGGAGGCCGCCAGGGATGCGGAGGCCGCCTGGAGCGCGTCCCTGGACCGCCTGGAGAAGGGCGTGGCCAAGTGGGCGCTGGCGGACCTGTCGCCCGTCGGCAAGCTGAACCACGAGGCGTACGCCAAGGACGCCGAGCGGGTGAAGGCCCGGCTGGAGGCGGCCTCGGACCGGGTGAACGCGTGCCTGGACGAGATCCAAGCCCAGCAGGCCGACAACCTGGCCGATTACGAGGCGAGGGCCGCCGAGGGGCTGGTGTGGCGTGAGGCCTTTCGAGCTGAGTCGCGGGTTGCCCGGCGCTCTAAGAAGGGCTCTGTATAAGCATCGAATCTCTCCGTATATAACCGCAGCTCAGTCGCTATTCGATGCTACCTTCGCTGCTCGCCCCCTTAAGGGGGGCGAGCAGCAGTGAAGCAGTGAAGGCAAATAAGCAGTGACCGAGGGTCACCCTCCGTGATAAACGGGAGGTGGCCCTTTTCTTTTGCCCCTGGCCCTGTAGTACGCTTCAGCTCGTGACAGCGACCCCGAGGCCGACGCCTCCGCTGCCCTGCCCCGAGTGCCGCACCGGCGGCGTCGAGGGCGGGGCTCGGATCGGCAACCGGCGGTCGGTGTGCACGACCTGCAACAACTTCGCCCAGGCTGTGATGCGGCTGACGCTGCGACGGCTCAAGGAGCGATTCCCGGACGCTTTCGAGGAGCTGCGCGTGCGCACGGAGCTGGACCTGTACCCCGGTGAGATGGACAAATGGTTTGAAGCCGGGAAGGTGGCCCAGTGACGTTCGCCGCGCCGCCCCGGGTCCATGTGATGCACGTCCCCGGCGCCGACCACCACCGGGACGCGATCGTCCAGAAGCTGCGCGACGAGGCCGACGCCTGCGTGCACGAGGACCCCGACCGCGAGGGCCTGATGCCGACGTGGCTGCGGGCGCTGTGGTGCGCCCGCGAGAACGATAAGGACCTGAGCTGGTCGGTGGTCCTGTCGGACGACGCCTTCCCGCTGCGTGGGTGGCAGCAGCACCTCGAGCGGGCGTGCCTCAACTCCCCGGCCCCGGTCCTCGGGCTGACCCACTTCGGCAGCTATGGCCAGCGGGCGGTCGACCGCTGGGCCGCTTACATGACCGGGCCGTACCTGCTGTGGGGCGGGGCGATCGCGTTCAACCGGATGTTCCTTGAGGGCCTGCTGCCCTGGGTCGGCGTGGTCTACGCCAAGACCAAGTACCCGCACGACGACGTGCTGACCTGCGCGTACGCGATGAAGATGGGCTGGCGCACGGCCAACGTCGCGGCCGCCATCTTCGACCAGCCGGTGCAGCAGTCCCTCCTCGGGCACAACACGCCGATCCGCCGGCCGGCCACCACGATCCGCAACACCCAGGACGTCAACTACCGGCGGCAGCCCAGCTCGGTGGCCGTGACCCGCACGTGCAGCCCGAAGGGCGAGCTGGAGAGGCTGGCCGCGCTGTGAAGGCTACGAAGTGGCAGGAGCCGTCCGTGGGCCGTGGCGACGTGTGGCGCGTCGGCGGTCACGTCTACCTGTGCTCGGACCTGATGGACCAGAACCCGGACGAGTGCGCCACCTGGAACAACCTGGTGACGGGCGTCTTCTCTGGCGTTCCGCGCCCGACCCTGGTCTACACCGACCCGCCGTGGGGCCAGGGCCTGGCCAACGGCTTCCGGACGAAGGCAGGGCTCGACCGGGCGTCCTACGACTGGACGGACATCTACAAGACGATCGCCAACGCCAGCCGCCTGCTCGGGATCGGCGCCTGGTTCGAGGGGCCTGCCATCGAGAAGCCGGACGGGCTCAAGATCCCCGGCATCCTCATGCAGGGGCCGGGCTACCGGAAGTACCACCGGCTGACCTACATGGGCGGCAAGCCCTCGGGCCTGTTCTACGCCAGCCCCACCTGGCCCGCGCCCGAGTTCGAGCTGACCGACAACAGCGGCTTCGCGGCCGTCGGCGAGGTGCTGGCCCATTACGAGCCGGGCGTGCTGCTGGACCCGTGCGCGGGCCTCGGAGGCATCCCGCTGACCGGCGAGCTGCTGGGCTGGATGTCCGTCAACAATGAGCTGAACCCGAAGCGGATGGGCCGCGCCCTGGCGCGCATGGCCGACGCGACGGGCGCCGCCCCGGTGAGGATCGCATGAGCCGCCAGGCTGAGATCGAGTGGTGGCTGAAGACGGCCGCCTCCCTCGATTGGACGTTCGCCAAGACCATGAAGGACACGCCCCACAGCTACATCGTGCGCGGCAAGCAGCTCGACGAGCACGACTTCCTGCGGGCCGTGCGGTGCATTCGCGCCTACGGCGAGCCGGGCAAGTTCTTCTCGCGGACCAACGTCTACCTGGTCCACCCCGGGGCGGGCCACCGCTGGTGGACGATGGGCGACACCCTGGCGGGAACGGTCATCATCAACCAGGCCCCGCACGATCAGGTCTACGGCAAGCAGGACGCGCCGCGAACCTACTCGGGGATCGAGGTGCCCTTCTACGACGACCTGGCCCCCGAGTACGACGACCGCTACACCCGCCCCTCGGACCTGGAGGAGAACGCCAAGATCACCCGGCTGATCGCCGAGCACGCGGGCCAGTACGCCCCTCGGATGCTGGACATCGGCTGCGGCACGGGCCTTGCGCTCGACCTGCGCCTGACCCACCCGTCCCTCTACACCGGCGTCGACCCCAGCCAGGCGATGCTGAACGAGCTCGTCCGCAAGCACACCAAGGTGACCAGTCTCCTGCCCGGCCGGTGGGAGGACATGGCCAGGAGGGCCGGCCAGGGCTACGACCTGATCGTGTCCTTGTTCGGCTCGGCCAGCTACATCAGCCCCGAGTTCATCCCGGTCATCCCGAAGCTGTGCCGCTCGGGCGGGCTCACGGTGCTGATGCACTACCGCGAGGGCTACCAGCCCGACTACGAGGCGCACACCCGGCTGCCGCTGGCCAAGGCGTCCCGCGAGGCCGCGGCGGCCATTCCCGGCGCGCACGTCTTCGCCCTGAACAACTTCCAGGTCGTGACGGTGAAGCGTGACTGACCTGCTGTTCTCAGGCAAGGCCCGGCCGCACTACTTCCTGCCGGGCACGGTCTTCGACGCGGCCCTGCGCCGGATGCGGTGGATCTTCGAGGAGTTCGACGGGCACGTCTCGGTGTCCTCCTCGGGCGGCAAGGACTCGACCGTGGTTCTCGAGCTGGCCCTGATCGTGGCGCGCGAGCGCGGCGAGCTGCCGCTGCGCGTGCAGTTCCTCGACCAGGAGGCCGAGTACGAGGCCACGGTGGAGTACATGCGCCGGCTCCAGGCCCGGCCCGAGATCAACCTGGAGTGGTACCAGATCCCGTTCCGCGAGTACAACGCGGCCAACCACGCCGACAACTGGTCGCACCAGTGGGACGAGGACCTGACCGACGACCAGTACATCCGGCCGCGCGAGCCCGGCTCGATCAGGGTCAATGACTTCCTGGACAAGAAGGGCCAGGTCATCGACCGGTTCAAGGCCCTGCTAACCGCGATGAACGACCGCGTGGGCGGCTGCCACCTGACCGGGATGCGCTGCGAGGAGTCTCCGAACCGGCGGGTCTTCATGACCAGCCACGCCTCGTACAAGTGGGTCACGTGGGCTTCGGGCGGCACGCCCGTCAACCCCAAGAGCAGGGCCTCGGACAGCCCCGCCGACCGCAAGCACTACCTGCTGCACCCGATCTACGACTGGAGCTACCGGGACGTCTGGCACGCCATCGAGACGCAGGGCTGGGACTACAACGTCTTCTACGACAAGATGTTCCGCTACGGCGTCAAAACCCAGTCCATGAGGGTGAGCTGCTTCCACCACGAGGAGTCGATGGGCAGTCTCTGGTATCTCCAGGAGCTGGAGCCCGAGACCTGGGCCGCGGCCACCCGGCGCTACTCGGGGATCAACAGCTACGGGCATGTCGGCCAGCAGCAGTCGGCCATGAAGATCTCCCTGCCCTACATGTTCGACTCGTGGATGGAGTACAACCTCTTCCTGATCGGCAAGCTGATCCCCGACCCGGACGATAGGGCCAAGTTCCACAAGCAGCGCGAGCGGGCGCTCGCCCAGTGCGGCGGGTTCATGCACAGCGAGGACATTATGGAGGCCGTGACCGTCTCCGTCCTCAACAACGACGTCTACGGCGCCACGATCGACAAATGGATCCAGGGCCAGCGCGAGCCCCTTCAGCGCCAGCACTGGGAGCGGATCTCGCGGGAGAGGAAGGCACGTGCCTTCGGATGAGGACTTCGAGCGGGCCAACGCGCTGGTGCGCGAGGCCTACGACCTGATCGGGTTCGACCACCCGATGCCCGTCGGCCGGGTCCAGTGGGTGCCCCACAGCATGGTCCAGGCCAACGACTACAACCCCAACTCGGTCGCCACGGCCGAGATGAAGCTGCTGCACACCTCGATCGAGGCCGACGGCTACACGCAGCCGGTGGTCGTGATCTGGGACGCCAGCGCAGCGGGCGGCGAGGGACGGTACATCGTCATCGACGGCTTCCACCGCTACACCGCCCTCGCGATGTACGGCGACCTGAACAGCCGCACGGGCGGCCGGCTGCCGGTCGTGGTCCTCGAAAAGACCCTGGCCGAGCGGATGGCCTCCACCGTGCGCCATAACCGCGCCCGCGGCAAGCACTCGGTGGCGGGCATGGGATCCCTGGTCTTCGGGATGCTCAAGGAGGGCCGTACCCCCGAGGAAGTCTGCGCCGAGCTGGGCCTGGAACCGGAGGAGCTGGCCCGCCTCACTCACGTCACCGGCTACTCCAAGCTGTTCGGCGACGTCGAGTTCGCCCGGCCCATGCTGACCACCGCCCAGCTCAAGGCCAAGGCCGCCTACAAGCGAGAGCACCCCGAGGAGATCGTCCCCAATGACTTCTGAGCCCGACCGCCTGGTCACGATGCGGATCGACGACATCGTGCCCTACTGGCGCAACCCGCGCGTCGTGACCGACGAGGCGGTGAACGCCGTGGCCAAGTCGATCAGCGAGTTCGGCTACCAGCAGCCGATCGTCGTGGACACGGCCAACGTGATCATCATGGGCCACACCCGCTACGCGGCCTGCCGGCGGCTCGGGGTGACCGAGGTCGAGGTGCGGGTGGCGGCCAGCCTCTCGCCGATGAAGGCGCGCGAGCTGCGGGTGCTGGACAACCGCCTGCACGAGTACACCCGGTGGGACTTCGACCAGCTCGTCGAGGAGCTGGACGACCTGGACCAGGATCTGATGCGGGCCTACTTCCCCGAGGTGATCCCCGACCTGCCTGACCTGGCCGACCCCGGCCCCCTCGCGCCCGGCGCCGGGCAGGTCAACACCGACCAGTCGCCCGACGTGGCGTTCACCTGCCCCTCGTGCTTCCACGAGTGGGAGAAGACCGTGACCCGCGAGATGGTCATGTCCGGAAGGATCGAGCCGTGAAGCTCCAGCTCCCGCGCGTTGCCGAGGTGCCGATCGACTCGATCCGCCCCTACTGGCGCAACCCTCGCCGGATCAGCTCCGAGGCCGTGGACAAGGTGGCCAAGAGCCTCGCCGAGTTCGGCTGGCAGCAGCCCATCGTGACCGACCGGGACGGAGTGATCATCGTCGGGCACACCCGGCACGCCGCCGCCCGCCAGCTCGGCTGGGACGTGGTGCAGGTCTCGGTGGCCGACCTCGACGACGAGAAGGCCAAGCAGTACCGGCTGATCGACAACCGCACGGCCGAGCTGTCCCATTGGGATCACGAGGCCCTGCTGACCGAGCTGCGCGAGTTCGGCGGCGACCTTCTCGAGGATTTCTTCCCCGAGGTGGACCTGCAGATCGGTGACGCCGCGGCCTCCAACGACGTCACCCGCGAGCAGATCGAGGGCGCGCAGGAGAAGGTGAGGCGCGTCACCGAGGCCGACCCGGCGGCCACGCACACGACCGACGTTGTGTGCCCGGCCTGCTTCCACACCTTCGCCGTCCGGACCCGCTCGCTGCCCGGCCTGACTCAGGAAGACCTGGACCTGCTGGCGTATGGCGAAACCGCGTGATCTGCTGACGGCAGCCGCCGCTCGCGCCGACGAGCTGCGGGGCACCGTCACGCCCATCCGGCGCGGCCCCGAGCCGTTCACTCAGCGAGAGGTGGCAGAGCGCGTGGAAGACGGCCAGGCGATCGAAGCGCTGGCCCTTCGCATGGCCGGGCTGACGTACCCGCAGATCGCCGAGCGGATCAAGGCCGACGAGGTGGCCGTGCGGCTGATGGTCGAGGCGCAGGTCGGCCGGGCCGTCAACCGCCGGGCCGAGGACATGCGCGAGCTGGAGAACCTTCGGCTCGACCGCCTGTTCGCGGCGCGCTGGACCGATGCGCTCAAGGGCGACCACAACGCCGTGCAGGACGTGCTCCAGATCAGCCAGGCCCGGCGCCGGATGAACGGGCTGGACGAGCCCAAGCGCATCGCCATCGCGGCCAACGTGCGGCTGGAGATGCAGCAGGCCCTGAACGAGCTCCAGTCGATCGTGATGGGCGAGGTGGTCGCCGAGGCCCTGACCGAGGGCGACCGGGATGAGGATGATGACGATGGCCGCTGAGCGCTCCCGCGAGGAGATCGAGGCGCTGCTCGCCCGGCTCCAGGAGATGGCCGCCCGCGCTCGCACCGACGCCGAGGTGCGGATCGTCACGTCCCAGATCGCCAAGGTCACCCGCGACTACCGCATCCGCTTCGGGGTCGGGTTCCCGGCCGGCCCGCTGGAGCAGGCCATCGAGATCGACTCGGGCACGGCCTCCAGGCCTCACCTGACCTACCTGTCGCGCCGTATCGCCAAGGCGGTGCGCGACGTCGAGCGCGGCAAGAACCGCCAGCTCGCCATCTCGATGCCGCCGCGCCACGGCAAGTCCGAGCTGCTGTCGGTGAACACGCCGGTCTACATCCTGCGCCGGCACCCGGAGTGGAAGATCCTGTCCTCCAGCCACGAGTCGTCCCTGACCGTCTCGTGGGCCAAGGGCGTGCGCAGCCGGATCGAGGAGAACCCGTCCCTCGGTATCAGCCTGGCCCGCGACGGCGGCAAGGTCGACGAGTGGGAGACGATCGAGGGCGGCGGCCTGCTGGCCCGCTCGGTGCGCTCGGGCATCACCGGCCGAGGCGCGCGGGTCATGATCATCGACGACCCCATCCGCGACTTCGTAGAGGCCCACAGCACGGCCATGCGGAACAACCTGTGGAACTGGTGGCTCTCGGTCGCCCAGACCCGTCTGGAGCCGCCCTACCTGGTCCTGGTGGTCGCCACGCGGTGGCACGAGGACGACATGATCGGCCGCCTGCTGTCCGATGAGTGGGAGGGCGACCCGAAGCGCTGGGAGCGGATCTCGGTCCCGGCCCTCGCCGAGGAGGACGACGCCCTCGGGCGCAATGAGGGCGACCCGCTCTACAGCCCGATCATCCCGAATGAGACTCGCGAGGAGGCGCTGCTCCGCTTCGAGGAGACCAAGGAGAACGTCGGCACCTACACGTTCTCGGCCATGTACCAGCAGCGGCCGGCCCCGGCCAAGGGCGCCGTGTTCGACTCTGGCTGGTGGCGCTTCTGGACGATGGACGAGCGCCGGGCCACCGAGGACGGACGCGTGGTCTGGCTGGACCCGAGCAGCCTCACCGCGGGCAAGTGGTGCGACTCGTGGGACATGAGCTTCAAGTCCGTCGACACCGGCACGGGCGGCTGGGTGGTGGGCCAGCGCTGGGTGCGAGACGGCGCGAACCGGTACCTGATCAGCCAGCAGCGAGGTCGGTGGACGTTCACGATGTCCCTGGCCGCGATGGGCCGGTGGGCGATCAACGACGACCCGGCCATCAGCCCGTGCGGACACCTGGTGCACACCCGGCTGATCGAGGACCGGGCCAACGGCACCGCGATCATGGACGTGCTCCAGGGCCGGATATCGGGGCTCAAGCCGATCAACCCGACGATCTCCAAGGTGGCCCGCGCGCACGCGGTCACGCCCGAGATCGAGAGCGGCAATGTCTACCTGCCGCACCCCTCGGACCCGGGCAACGAGTGGGTGGGCGACTACCTGTCCGAGCTGCGCAACTTCCCGAACGACGCCGCCGACGACCAGGTGGACACGACGACCCAGGCCCTGTCTTTCCTGCGCGACCTCCAGGGCGGCAGCATCTCGGTGCCCGGCCATCGCT